GGAAGAAAAGGTATTTCTGCTTGGATACCAACTAAATTTACAGTTACAGTTAATATGACTGTTCAAAATTCGCCTGATAGATTGAGACGAAATTTCAATCTAAATGATTTTAGAACTGGAAGTTTAATTAAAAATGGAGGATGGATTTAATATGCCTGTAATATATAAAAAATCATCACCATATCAAGCAACACTACAAAAAAATAATTTAGTAAATTATTTAGATTTCATCACATTTGTTGATATTCCAAATGATGATACCGATGTTATTATAACTGTCGAGTCTAAATTCCACCAAAGACCGGACTTATTAAGTTATGATTTATATGGAACGGTTGATTTATGGTGGGTATTCATTATCAGAAATCCTGATCAAATGATTGATCCTATATATGACTTAGTAGCCGATCTCGATTTATATGCACCAGATAAACAGCGTGTATTTGATATATTAGGAGTATAAAAAGTATGGGTAATACATCTGATAATGGATCAGGTTCTAAACTGTCTGTCGCTGAAAGAATCGCAAATATGAATGCTGATTTGACTACAACTCTGAAATCGAAAAGTGTTCAACAGAGATTTTCTGATGAAATAGATAAATTGAATGAAGAACTTGTTACTTCATCACCCACATTTGTAAATGATGTTGATGATATTGATTTAGAACCATATTTATCTGCATCAAGTGGTGCGTCACCGAAGGAGTTGAAGGAAAATAAATCAGTACCAGCTACTAGCGCATCATTAGAAAGTGTCGATTCTTCTATATCACAAGTGAAAATAGAAAATAATCCATTAAATAATCTTGAAAATTATACTTATAATTTTAGATTATATATGACATCGGAAGATGTAACATATGAATCATTAAAAGCGGCAGATTCAGTAATTTTAGCTGAAAGTGGTTCAACAGGTTTTTGTATTAACGATGTTTCTATTAATACAGTAGTTTCTCCCTCTACAGTATCAAAAAATACATTTGTATCAGAGTTTAAGATAGATATAACGGAGCCATTTGGAACTGGGTTGATAGATCGTATAAGAGAACTTGCGAAATCTCTGGATATTAAGGATCATAAACATGTCCCAATGTGGTTGGATTTACGCTTTAAAGGTTATGATGGCGGCGAAAATGTAAATTCATATGATGGTGGAACTATTCCTGATTTAAGCAGTCTAACGAGAACATGGCAACTAAGAATTCGGCAAGTAGATATTGAAATGGCAAATGGTGGCACGGAATATTCATTAACATGTACCTCATTAAATGAATATGGGTTGGTAGATGTGGCAAGAAGAGCGCAAGATTCTATATCTATCGACGCTAATACACTTGGCTCATTTTTTGATCAATTAACTGACAAATTAAATACATTAACAAATTATAACACAATATCAGAAAAATACAAAGTTGAACCCGTTATACGATATAAATTTATGCTCCCAGACGATGTTAAAATCTCCAATATTAACGATAATTCTAATCTCTCCAGCAACTCATCATTTAGAAACATGAGAACTTGGAAAATTAGAGGTTCAAACAGCGGTCCATTGAGAAGTGAAAAAACTAACACTGTTAACTCTGATATTAAACCCGATAGAAACGTTTGGAGGTCTACATTTACTAAGGGAACATCGATAGAAGCTATAATACAGCAAATAATAGGATCAACGGTAGAAGGACAATCATTAGCAATTTTTGGTGAAATTGGAAAATCTATAGAATCAAAATCGCCAAGAAATCCAATTTTGCCATCAATAGCATTTGTTGTTGATCCCGATGTTAAATTATTATCATATAATGGTGAAGTAAAGGATTATAATAAATTGATAACATATAATATATATGATTATTCTACATTTATACCTATAATAAGCAAAGAGCACATCGAAGAATCAAAAGAAATTAAAAATTCTAAATTGCGCCTTTTGAATAAATTTAAAATATCTAATATAAAAAAATATTATAATTATATGTATACAGGAGAAAACACTGAAATATTAGATTATAGTATCAAACTTAATGCTGCATGGGTTGTAAATTTGCCATTACATAGAGGACAAAATAGATTTGACGCGTCGGGTTCTGGTAGAGATTCTACAGAGACCGGAGAACCAATAAAAGCCCACCAAATTAATCAAGAGTATGTAGAACCAACAAATAGATCAAAAAGATCGATTACAGAGTTGCAAAATGAAAAATTAGAGTTAGAAGCCGAAGCATCTATTAATGAACATCAATCCCTGAATGTAAGAGACGGAGATAATGTTTTAAATGCTTTAAAAGAGAATGAAAAAGAATTAGCACAGAAACTATTAAATCAGCAAATACCACTAAATAAAACCGGTTCTATTAACACATCTATATTTGGTGCTAATAGCATTAAATCACAAAATGATAATATTTCTGTTATTCGGGTCGTAAATGGTGTTGATGTTCCTACGCCTAAAAAAAATACAACTGGATCAATTTATTATGTTGAAGATTTGGATTTACAATCAAATGATAGCAAATCAAATACCGTGGAGGATGAAAATGATAGTATAATTTCAGTTACCACTAAAACGACATCCACCGGATCATATACTGATAGTAATATAGAAGGAGAAAGAAATCGAAATAGATCATTTTTCTCAAATGTCATGAATCAAATATATGGCAAGGCGGGGAGTATGGTAGAATTGGATATGACAATACGCGGTGATCCTTATTGGCTCGGTGAACCGAATATAAATAAGCGATTATATAGCAAAAGTGATCATCTTCATACTGCAAAAACCGATGCGTTGATGATTTTAACTTTTAAATACCCAGTATCAGTTGATGATGGTAATAATATTAAATCATATAATGGAACAGGTTTATATAAATTAGAAATAAAAGAAAATGGTTTTAATGGTGTATATAGAGTAATAAAGGTGGAAAATAATTTTTCTGGTGGTAAATTTACTCAACGATTGTCAGGCAATATAGACCCTTTAACATCGGAACGTGCATTATTAAGTGAATTAAATAATATAACTATATCATAATGGAAAAAATAATTAAAAATGAATATTGAATACAACGAAAGTGATAGAACTATATCAACGCCGCGATGGTATACAGATAACCCGGGAATTGACTCAGCGTTATTAATTAAAACGTATATAGGAAAAGTTCGTGATAGTCGCGATCCGCAAAATATGGGTAGATTATTGGTTTGGATACCAGAATTATCAGGCGATGTAAATAAAATTGATAATTGGATAATATGTTCATATTGCTCCCCTTTTGCTGGAGCATCTTTTGTCGATACTAATTTATATATTGATAGCAAAGAATCTGATGTAATAAATGATTTTTATAAATCGCCTGATGCGCGTTTCAAGCATCGTACACCAGAATATAAAAAAGATGAATATGGCGGCAGGCAATCATATGGTATGTGGTTTATGCCACCAGATATTGGAAATGAAGTTCTAGTAACATTTGTTAATGGCGATCCAAATAAGGCAGTTTGGTTTGGTTGCTTGTTCTCACAGGACATGAATCAAATGGTTCCCGGAGTGGGATCAAAAGATGTGTACGACGGAGTATCCACGAATGATATTGGACCTGTTATAGACCCCGATTATGATTCAAATGAACCTAAACCAGAAACTGGTGATGCAACAAAAAAGAAAAAATATACGCCTTTATATAACGGATTAAAATTAAATCAAGGATTGGAAAAGGATTTAATTAGAGGTCAAAGTACTAGTTCGGCTAGAAGAGAAACTCCTAGTGAAGTTTTTGGTATATTAACACCTGATGGAAATCAGATGGTAATGGACGATCACCAAGATAATGAATTTATAAGAATGAGAACTAAAAGTGGTGCACAATTATTAATACATCAAACTGAAGGGATGATATACGCAATAAGCCGCGATGGAAAATCTTGGCTGGAATTAAATAATGAGGGCAATGTTGATATATATGGATCAATGAGTGTATCGGTCCATGCCGAAAAGGGCGACGTCAATGTTAAATCAGGCAACAATATTAATATACAAGCCGAAAACGATATAAACATGCGAGCAGGAAATGATATCAAAATTGAAGTTGGTGGAAATTTAGATATCATAGCAGATGGTAATATGGCATCTACTAGCGGTAAAAAATTAAGCATTAAATCTGGCGCTGAAATGGGCATAACATCAAATAATGATATGGGATTAACTTCTGGTGGAACTATGCAAATGCAAGGTGGTCCATTCATAAAACAAAATACTGGTAAGGGAGTTCAAGCAACAGAATCTATACGACCTATTACGCACACTCCAACTGGACCATCTACTAATTCATTAAATAATCCATGGGTTTCAGGGCAAGCGTATCCTAGTGGCAGTAATATAGTTAAACGAGTTCCACAACATGAACCTTGGATAGAGCATAATATAACACTGCGCGGAACAAATAATCATGTAGTAGAAGGAGATATAGACCCTGATATACCTACTGGTGCTACATCATCAACTGCCACAAAGCCTAATGATATTACATTGCCTGATGGTAAAAGATTTGAAGGTAAATCAATAACGTCTAAAAAAGAATCTGTTTATATTCAAGTTCCTGATGTTCCTGATTGTGCATTACGTCCTATAACAAATAGACAGGTTAGCACCAATGGATTAGACCATATTAAGCAATCTGAAGGCTTTGAAAATTCTATATATAAAGATCAGGCTGGATTGGATACAATTGGTGTGGGGCATCTTATAACAAAAGAAGAAAAAGAATTGGGAACATTCAGTTCTGGTGCTATAACCGACGAAGAAGCGAATGCGTTATTATTAAAAGATTTAGATTCGGCACAACGATCAGTTCGTGGATGTGTCACTCAGCCAGTAACGCAAGATCAATATGATTCAATGGTATCCTTGGCATTTAATATTGGCGGTGGAGCATTTTGTAGTAGCACACTAGTTAAAAAAATCAATGAAGGAGAATACAAAGAAGTTCCTAATCAAATGATGAGATGGAACAAAGTCAGAGTTAGCGGAATACTTACTGAAAGTAATGGTTTAACAGCAAGAAGGCGATCAGAAGCCGATTTATTTGCAAAAGCGCCAGAACCATGCGAATAATTAAAACCTATCATAAAAAAATTCATAAATAATATATAATAGCAATATTGTATGATGGGATCGATGAATGGCTCAAAAAATTAACAAAAGACAATTATTTCGCGGTTTTAGTTCTGTGGACTCAATCAATCCAAAAACTGAATTGGTTGATATTGAATTAATTAAGCGAGATTTATTGAACCATTTTCATACTATACCCGGTGAACGAGTTATGAGACCGGGATTTGGTAGTATAATATGGGATATGTTATTTGAACCGTTTGATGATTCAGTTCGAGAAGTGATAATATCCGATGTTCAAAATATTATAGCACAAGAGCCTAGAGTGGAACTCGTGGATTTAAATGTATTTGAGTACGAACACGGGTTAAGAATTGATATTGAAGTCTTATATGCCCCATTTGATGTAGTAGAAACATTTGAATTGGAATTTGATAGAAAAAACGCAATACAAACACAAGAATTAGTAAACTAAAAATTTTAGTTGAGGTAATAAGATGGCAACAGCAACAAGGCAACGCGGTTTATTTGTAGCAGAAGATTGGAAGGTAATTTATCGTTCTTTTACTGAAGTGAATTTCGCAGCGTATGATTTTGATACCATACGTAGTGCCATGATTGACTATATTAGAATAAATTTTCCTGAAGATTTTAATGATTGGATCGATAGTTCTGAATTTTTATCAATAATTGAATTATTGTCATATTTAGGGCAATCATTAGCCTTTCGTGTTGATTTAAACACTAGGGAAAATTTTTTAGATACCGCAGAAAGACGTGAATCGGTTCTTAAATTGGCTAGAATGTTGTCATTTGATTCAAGCCGCAATAGAACATCGTCTGGATTAGTTAAAATCGATCAAATATCAACAACTGAATCAGTTGTAGATAGTAATGGAAATAATTTATCAAATAAAACAGTTCGCTGGAATGATGTTAATAATCCTGATTGGTTTGAACAATTTATTTTAATAATGAATTCAGTATTTACATCTACAACCCCATTTGGTAAGCCAACTAAAGATGGCACTATTGGCGGGATAAAAACACAAACATATACATTGAATAATGATCCTACTGCTAATAGAGTTTTCCCCTTTAGTGCAATAGTAGATAATGAATCATTGGATTTTGAAATAGTTAATCCTGATTTCACTAGTGGAGAAACTATATTTGAGAGAGAGCCTGATCCATTGGAATCTCAAAATATAATTTATAGAAATGATGGCGAAGGAAATTCAAGCTCCAATACTGGTTTCTTCTTATATTTCAAGCAGGGAACACTACTTCAAGAAGATTTTCGCATAGGAGTTCCTATTGAAAATAGAGTCCTCGATGCTGCTGGAACAAATATTAATAATAATGATGTTTTCGTGCATGAAATAAATGAAGATGGCTTCATTCTTAATAAATGGGAAAAAGTCCCAGCAGTCACTGGCAGTAATATTATATTTAATAGTATAGAAAATAGCATTAGAAATATATTCAGCGTCGTTACCAGAACAGCGGATGCTGTTAGCATTAGATTTGCTGATGGAAGATTTGGTAATGTTCCAGTAGGTTTGTATCGCGTGTGGTATAGAGAATCTGCTAATAGAAGATATAATATTAAACCAGAAAATATGAGAAATAATAGACTTGATATTCCATATACAAATGGCATAGATACGAGTACATATTTTGTCAGTTTAACTTATTCGTTAAAAGAACAAGTATCTAATGCTGCTCCAAGTCAATCCACTAATGAAATTAAAGAAGTTGCACCACAAATTTATTATACTCAAGATAGAATGGTTAATGGTGAAGATTATAATGTATATCCATTGCGTAACCCTGAAGCAGCAAAAATCAAAGCCGTAAATAGAATATATAGCGGCTTCAATCGACATATTGATATAAATGATCCCACGGGCGTTTCACAAAATGTTAATTTATTCGGTGAAGATGGTTTATTATATTTTGATATAAACAATAGTTTAGAAGAATTGGCTTTAACTGATGGGGTATCTGATATTAGCAATGATCAAATTATCGATGAAATAATTTTACCATTATTACAAAAATTAGAACGCAAGCATTTTTTCTATTTTAAATATCCAAGATTTGAACCAACAGTACAGCCAGTTGCTCCTGTTGCCGGAATTACTGGAACTCCAAGAAATAGTGGCGTTCAGGTATTAATGACCGATCTAATTCCATTATTGGGAACTGGAGAAATACTAATCGATAATATATCAATTATATTATCTGAGCCATCGCCGGGATTGGTTTCTGGCGATTCAGTGGTATCGGATATTAATTTAGCTCTTATATCTAATGTATCCGCAGATAATGATGATGGTCGTGTGAATATTCAAAAACTTGGCGGCGATTCAATAATTATAGAAGATTTAGATGGTGTACTATCTGATATAATCGATGGTTTCGGTATATCAGCCCTACCAACTACTTATCCTGCTCGTGTATACGGCACATACTGGAGAAATGCCACTAATTCAGTTACTAGTAGCACAGGTAGATTTTTCACTGATATTGATCAGCAAAATTTCGCATCAGAGCAACCATTAATAATAGGAAATTCTGCTACAATTGGTTCTCCAGAATTTCATATGGGTGAAGGTTCATTAATTAAATTCAATAAGGCTGGATGGGTTTCAATTGTTAGCATAATTGATGAAGGAACTACTATATTAACTAATGGAGATGGTGCAGTAAGATTATCAGAGCCAGTAGATGAAGAAGATTATGTTGAACAAATAATAATGAGATTTAGAACACAATTTGTTGATACTGAAAATACTACAATTGAATCTCAGTTATCACAGCATAACACATTTGGTTTACGCTATGATGTTGATACGGAAATATGGGCGATTATTACTGGTGATAATATAGCACCAATAGATACTCCATTTTCATTTGAAAATGCAGGTAGTGATTTAGGAACTCCAATTGATTCTAGTTGGTTATTTAGCGCCACCTTTAGTCCAACCAATTGGAGATTCGTGGTTAGAGGAATGGATTACATATACGAAAGTGATAATAATATGAAATTCTATTTTTCTTCTGATAATAAAATCATAGATACATCGACGGGACGCGCAGTAAAAGATTTTATTAAGGTGTTAAATGTCAATACAGCATTTGATGTCGAAGTTAAAGAACTTGAACCGGTTCCAGATGACTATGAAGTGGATTTCTCTGAAGAAACGCCATGCAATGGATTGGGTGTAAATTATTTGTGGAATATCGAAGAAGTATTCAAGGAAGATGATGGTTACATTGACCCTAGACGCGTTAAAATAACATACACTGATACAGATGAAGATGGTATACCCGATAATCCGACAATATTTGAAAGTATAACTAAAATAACTGGTTTTGGTGATTCTAGTCCATCTAACATAGATAATACCATTGATTTAATATTACCTGATATAGAAGTTGATGAAACTGAATTATTTTGGGAATCATTTACTAATTCCGATGGTTATTTAGAATTTAGACCATCGTCAACAGTGGTGAATGCATATAATGAAGAACCAGCGAATATATTAACAGAATTACCGTCTATGGCACCTTGGAATTTAAATCAAGGCGATGTTATATATTTTCGCGACACTGAAAATTTTTATCAGTCCGTCGTTGGTAATTTATTAGATGAATTTGAATTAGTCACAGGATTATATTATTATCGACGTGGTCGTAATAATTTATTATTTCAATGGAAACATTATGCACCAATTAATAATCGCATCGATCCATCAATAACCAATATAATAGATATTTACGTTATGACTGTGACATATGATACAGAAATTAGACAATG